GGGGTGTGAGTGTTGAAATACGCTGACCACAAAGCTCTTCGGGGAAAGTGCTGTCATGGAAGCCCCGACTGTGCATTGAACAAGATTACCAAGAAGGTGGACTTTATATTCAAGAAGTATCTTGGTATGAGATAAGAGTTTTTATTTGTGGTTTCATTTTATGAATTAATATTCTCATCCTTGATAGCATCCATGAAGCTGTATTCTTTGGGGCTTCTGGACTTATCGCCATTCTTCTCATTTCATACATACCCATATTATTTAATTTTGTTGCAACAGGTATAGACCACATCGCTACTGCGAATATCTGATGATTAAAAAAAGCTCCAAAGCACTTGCAATACCAATAGTTTTTAATAACTGGTAATTTGCTATGCCACTTCATATTTAAATCTAATGCTGTCCTCTGTTTAATAAGTTCAACTCTCATTTGGAGCGGAGAGGTCGGTATTGCACCGCCATCTACTTGTTGGAACAAGTCGTTTTCCATTAAACTATCTCCGCAAAATTGTTAGGGGTCAAGATACCCTCCTCCCCTTTGATTCCAGTTGGGTCATTCGTTGATTAAAAAGCTCTTTCGGCGTTTTTGTATGGGTCACGCTCGTTAAATTTGAAACTTGCGGCGTTGAAGTCCATTGTAACGTAAGAACATGGGCCATGACGTTGCTTGACGGCTTTTACGATAAACTCTTGGATGTCTCCATGATTCGGGTTGTCTCTGTATAGCCATTGGCATTGTAATAGCGTGTCGGCTGATTCTTCGATTTCTCCGGAACCCTTCATAAAGTCTGTGGCGTTTTCCTGTTTGGCACCGCCTCGGTTTATTTGAGAGTTTATGACGATGGCACAATCGTATTGAATGGCTAGGGATTGGAGCCGTACCATGTAGTCTGAAATAGCTTCGTATTTACCTCCAAAGTTCTTGGACGAAATTTTCTGGATGTAGTCGATGAATAAAGCATCGGGCCTCATCTCTTTTAAAACTTCTTCAACCGACTGGATTGTTTTACCCTTATCCTCGAAAATTTCAATGGGTGATAATAGGATTCTGGAACTAAACTTTTCTTTTACGTCCAAAGCCTTTGTGATTTCTTGAACGTCCCCAGTTCTTAGTCTCCATCCGTGAAGGTCAAACTCAATACACATCAAACGTTCCATAATCGCTTCTGTGGACATTTCAAGCGATAGGAAAATGGTAGATACCCCGTTCTTGGCAAGACCCCAAGCCATGTTAAGGCTTAGGCTCGTCTTTCCGTGAGAAGGTCGCCCACCAATGACTGTTAATTCTTTTTTATGGATTCCCCATGTAAGGCTATCTAAAGACGCAAGGCCCGTAGGAAACTTCGGAGTAGAAGTCCTAAGAGAGATGTTTTTAACTAAACTATCAAGTATTTCTGTTTTTAATTTCATTCTCGTAATACTCCATCAGCTCTTTTGTTGACTGGACAACATCGTATAACGTTAAACACAATCCCTGATTTTTCCAATAACGTCTTAACATACCCCTTGATAGGGAGTTTACTAGCCTGTGCTGTGCTAGCATTTCTTCAGAACTTTTGGTTAGGTAAGTTTGCATAGGGGTCTACCTTTGTAGTTAAAACCTCATCTTCCCATCTTTTCCCATTAAGCCATGTCGCCGGATGAGGGATGTACTTACCCCCATCCCTCAACCACTGCTCCGACCCCCCTTGAGACTCAACCGCCGAAAGGAGGGTGTTTAAGAGAGAATCGTCAACCTTCAGTTTCTCGAACGCTCTACGGGCATTTTCTTTTCCGACCTTTCTTGGGTATTTAGACCAGAACAAATCGAACAAGTTATTAGTTCTTGTATTCTTTAATTCTTTAATAGTGGTCGGTCGTTGGTCGGTCGTTGGTCGGTCGTTGGCGTTTTGTTGGTCGTTTTCATTATTTAAACTTTGGTAAGTATGCCAATTCAATATAGTTATCAACGAATATTTGTTGGTCGGTTTGATGGTCGTTATTTGCATTGTCGTCAACTTGTCGAGACAAGTCCGAATATTTCTCTCTGAAAGACCGACCGAAACCGCTAACTGCTTTCGACCTGCCGTTAGTTGCCCTGGAAGCAACTCCACCTGCCTACCATCAAACCACACCTTTCGACCGGAACGCCATTCGGCCATAAACAAAAGGTGTATTAAAAGAGACAAACAATGAGGGTCGTGATATATGGCCTTATTGTCTTGAAGTTTACGCCAGAGCTTTATATACCCCCTATCCACTTTTAATATCCTTTTGGCCTTCTAGCCAATTAAGATATATCTTTGTGGCCCCGTCTACCGCCTGTTGTAATGTAAAATATTTCCTTGCATGGTGAGTGCTTTCACCAAAGCGCATGGCAATTATTTGACGGCCACGCCAGGGCTTTTTAAGGATTGCTATTTGGATGTTCTTTTGAGGGTCGGAGGAGTCTCCGATTGTGTGGAGGATTTTATCTAATTCAATGTCTCTATTACGAGAAACCCCAAAGGATTCTGCTAATCTCTCTGGGGTTTTGGGAGTTGCACTTGTGGATGCAACAATTTTTGATTTAGTTTTTTTTCTTTCCACAAGTTTCTCCCGTTAATCTGATTAAATCATAAATCAGTATAGGGGATTTGTCAACAAAAATCTTCGTTAATCCCCCATAGCACTTTTAGTACATTCCCTGATACTAAAAACTATTTTAAAATAAAACTTGCATAGAAGTTTATTTGTGTTATATTTGTTCTATCGCAGTTTGATATAACAATATAAAGGAGAAACATGAGAAGCACGGAAGCAATCGAAGTAATTAAGCAACACATGGGTGATAAAACCCGTTATGTATTGGCCGGAGAACTTGGACTTTCTTGGACGACACTCGCCAAATGGTTTAAAGGACAGGACGTTAAGATTCACCCGAAAACTGAAAAGAAGATTATGGACTGGAAGGCAAATTGCACCGCACCGCTTGCGTGAAAACGATTGCCGAGACATTTTGTGAGTATTGTAATCACAGGATTGTCTTGAAAAGAAATCGAATCTTTACCGATAACTACGGCGAGTTTATGGCGGCTACGGCAGAACTTTCCTATCTTCTCAAACAGCATAAAAACGTATGCGAGGTTTTGAATGTTACGCAAAATTAAGGTAGAGGGTTCTTATAGCGGTGTTCTTCCGGTGGCCTCATATTCCAATCTCCGACCTGGATTTATGGCAAGTATGGAGTTCGAGCAAGAGTTTAAGAGCGATGATGAAGTCCGGTTGGCAATCGAGGGCGGTCAACAAATGATGAACGAGATTTGTTTTGCCGCCTTTGAAGCCGAGGCCGTTAAAGCAAGGGTATTGAAAGTACAGGAAGATTTGAAGAACTTCCGCTTCTATGATATTGACGGAGAGAAATTCCCATCGGTTACATCGGTTTCAGGTTACGACAAGGAGTTTTTTGTCGGTGACGATGATTTGAAGATATACGCCGCACAAGGGAATATCTATGACGCTGAAATACGGAACTTCGTCAAAACCGGAGAATGGAAGGAATCGAAAGACATTCTTGAATGTACGGCAGACCGCTTCATATTAAAGACACGCCCTTTATCGACAGGGAAAGCCTTGTCTTTGGATACTTGCAAATTCCGAGAGTTTTTAGAGAAATACCCTATTACTGATTTAAAGTCTATCGAGAAACCCGTCTTTAATAAGAAGTACCGCTACGCTGGGACACCGGATTTGGTCGGAACGTACAACGGATTAAAGACGTTGGTTTCCATCAAGCGCACAAAATCCGAAACCGACAATTTGATTCAAGAGAGTGCCTATGCAAAATCAGACGGCATGGAAGATATTAAGCAAATGATGGTCGTTGAAATGAAGAACGAAATGGACGGCGGTAATAAACAAGGTTTCTCAAAACCCATCGTTTCAACTGACATAGACCGATACTTTGAACTCTTTCTCCGCAAGCGTAACGAAGTCCTAAAGATTTACGGGGTCTAAATGAATCTCGACTTTGAACATAAATTTCGTGATGTGATTATGAAGATGGAAACCGCAGGCAAGGACTATGCCGACAAAAAGGCAATTTCTTGGCAATCCCAAGAATTGAAGTACGCCATTATCTCACAAGAAATGAACGCCCTTCCTAGTGAGATGGGGTCGGGGATGAAAGAGATTAAGGCCAAGGCTTCCGATGGTTATAAAAAGTACCTTTCGGAAACGTCGGAAATGATTCGGCAAGAGAACATCGCAAAAGCAATTTACGAGAAGTGGAAGGCCAGTTTTGAGGCATTAAGGTCGCTATCTAGTCTTGAAAAAGCAACCCAAAACCAAATCGGGCATTAAGAATTGCGTAATTTGTTTCAACCAAGACTACTTTAAGAAGCACCCCGAAGAAGAACAGGACTGCGGTTCAGAAACGCCGGAAGAAATTTTAAAGTACTGGAACGTCTGTAAAAAACACAAGGAGGCTCTAATGGATTGCGGAGTTTGTGGAAGTCAGGATACGACGATTAAGCGTGGAGTATCAAAAAAGACCGGAAAGCCTTATGTGGGCTACACTTGCAACGAACCAACTTGTGTAAACGATAAAGGCTATCCTAACATGACCTTCGGCCCTTCACCTAGGGGCTCCCAAAACGCCCCCCAGAGGCCAAATCCTACCCCCTCCAATGGTGGCTTAGAAGCTAAGGTAGACGAGATATTAAGAATCTTAAAAGCCAACTTTCCAGAGGAGACTCCGTTTTGAGTTTTAAACTAGAAGTTTTAAATCTCCTTTCGGATTATAAGCCTCACTTTACCGCCGAGTTTAGAGATAGGCTAGGTCTTTTAGAATATCGGAAACGTATTTCGGAGTTAAGGACAATGGGCCACAACATCCAAGCCATTAAGATTGTGGATGGGAAATACGTTCGGCCTGGATATATCATGCTTCAAAAACTGAAAGACGATTTGTTCCGTGCGGCGTAAAAAACTCCGTAAGCAATCCAAAATGCCTCTGGCAAAATTGCAGAGAGCGATTTGGGTGTACTGCAAATCCATCATCCGAAAGAAGTACGGGAATGTATGCTATACCTGTGATAGAGGTAACTTGGAAGGGTCGAACTGGCATACGGGCCATTTTTTACCAAAAGGCTCTTGTGGGGCTTTGCTTAGATACGACCTTCGGAACCTAAGACCTCAATGCTACAACTGCAATATAAACCTAGGCGGCAACGGAGCCGAGTTCATGCGGAAAATGGTGTTGAGAGAGGGTGCGGAATACGTTGAAACCCTCTTTTCAATCAAGGCACAAAAGCCGATAAGAGCTTATGACCACTACACTTTACTCTTGGCTCAATATCAACTCATGCTACAAGATTTAGGATAGGAGTAGGTGATGGGAGAGATGTTTCAAAAGGCTACCTCCGACAGATGGGAGTGTTCCTGCGGATTTCAGACGAGTGATTATTGGACGTATCAGCTTCATATTGAGACAAAGCATTAAGGCGAAAGGAAAGGAGAGGGGTATGAATGATGGTGGGTGGGCGTTTCCGTTTGAATATGGTGACGGAGTAAACATGGAAAGAAAATGGGAATGTGGAATGTCGCTGAGGGATTACTTTGCGGCGAAGGCTATTGGCTTGTTGATGAATAGCCCTACATTTGTTTCCGCAACGGTTGAAGACTTTGCCCAAAAAGCATACCAACTTGCCGATGCCATGATTACTGAAAGAGACAAGAAAGTTTAACCTTCAAGGCGAAAGCCTTGGGCTAATGAGTGGCGTATGATTACGCTTAAAAACGAGGATAAGTTGGTGAGACTCCAACAAGCAATACGAGATAATCGAGGCGTTACTGCTCTATTCGTCCGACCTGAAAACAGGTGATTAGCCGTGAATACCGAGGCTTATTCGGTAGCAGGTAGGAATCCTGCCATTAGCACAATTTTGTATGACGGGAGAAGTTTGAATCTGACTATGGATGCGACTAGGAGTAATCCGAGGCGTTAGTGTCAAGGCGCAAGCCCCGAAGATGGCCAAACATAGTCAGGCTAACTTCAATCTCTCTCCCGAATTTCGCCAAGAGGAACAAGTTTGTCCGTGCTGGTGCAGAGCCGATGACCATTAAAGGTAGGCTTAAGACTACTGATTATGCGAGGCCGAACAGGGGAATCGATTACCCCGACGGACGCCAATTTCGCCAAGAGGGATACGACTTAAATATGCTTAAATACGTATTGTTCTGTATATTGACTTTGTGTGTGGGTGTGGTATAATAAGGGTATCCTAAACAAAGGAGGATACCATGTTCTACGAAGTGTTCGAGGGTCAGTTGGCAAAGTACGGTTTGAACTGGTGTAAGGGCTGTGAGGCATCAAGAGGACACAAGCGAGGGTTCGTGCTTCACGCTGATAAAAAGACGGTGCATTACGATTCTAAGATAGCTACGAGAAAGACCCTTCACGGTGGTCTGCATGAGATAGGCCATTGTGTTAACGATGAGAGGGGTCAGCTCTCATGGCAGAAGGAAGCGGGGGCAGAAGCCTTTGCGACAAAGACTATGAGGGAGCTTGGAATCCGAGTGCCGAGAGAGACAGTCCAACGAGGAGTAGACTACGTGAACCGAAAGAAGCGTCATGGTCAGAACATCAAGCTTGGGAGGGGACTGTGAAGTCTACTAAGAAGCCCGTGGTGACATCGAAGCCCTCCTGCCCAGGGTGTCACTCGGCTCAGGTGCTTTATCGGGTCAGGAAGAACGCCTTCATCTGTCGGGTGTGCGGACATGAGTGGGAAAAGAAATGAGGGATTTATGTTGAGGAGGGTGTATGAGAGTGATTAAGTTTAGGGCGTACCTGAAAGATAGCGCCCTCGCAAAGATGAAAGATTCTCGCGTGTGGAGCGCGAGCCGCCTCATGGAAGTCGAGCGCATAGACTTTGAGAATAAACGGGTCGGGTTCAATCGCGTGAATGGGCTATTTTGGTTCGACCTCAAGGACGTTGAACTTCTGCAATTCACCGGCCTCCACGACAAGAACGGCAAGGAGATTTGGGAGGGGGATATTTTGGCTCATACTTCATGGGTTCAGAATAAGGCAAATGGCTCACCAGGGGATGATTATTCTGACCACAAAGTTATTGAAGGAGTGCCGCTAAACTTAAACAAAAATCCCTTCCCAATCAACAGGGATTTTATTTATAACCCATACCGAGTTGTTCAATATATTGCTCATGATGAATTTTATGATGGGACAGGATTTTTCAGTCCTTTTATCGGTAGTCATAAACCAAAGCATTTTGAAGTCCTCGGCAACATCTACGAGAACCCGGAGCTGACCTCCCCCAGGCAATCTTCCTTGAAAGAAGGAGAGGGTAAATGATAAGAGTATTCGGTATTCATTTTGATGCAAGCAAGACAAAGGCTCCTTTCATTATCCCTAGAATCTATCGGACTAGGCCAAAATGCGGATGGAACTTTGCTTGGTACAACTTTCAAATAGGTTGGAAATGGCCTGAGAAGAAATCCAATGGAGAAGCCAATGGGAAATAAGCCGAAGAGGGTTGTGTTGGGTGTTGGCTACTTTTGGCAGACAGAGAAATACGAGTGCAGATTATTACCCAAGAAGTATGACAACTGTATCATGGCTGACAAGTGCAAGAATATTCGTGTTCCAAAATACTTACACGACAAGAAGGTTAGAATCATAGCCGAGATAATCAATGACAAATAAGCCGAAGAGGGTTGTGAAGTTTGTTTATGACAACCTTTCAATGTTTCCAATGATTGCTCACGGCAAAGGTTTTAAATGTCCTTACGATGACTTGAAACCGCACAATCCAGTTGAGTGTGGCGACCAAAAACTATTCACTCTTGCCAATGAAAGTAAAAATGTTCTATGGAAACAGCCGTTAATAGCCGAGATAATCAATGACAAATAAGCCGAGAGTGAAGCAAGAAGCGTGGGCTATCGTTACTACTGGTGGCGGTCAACTATGCCATGACGGAAAGTTATTCCAGATTTATACCAACAAATGGACTGCTGATTGGGAGTGTCTTGGGTGGAAATACCGCAACAAGAGCTTAGATGGCTACAAAGTAATTCGGGTGGAGATATGACAAATAAGCCTGGGGAGTTTGAGGAAAAGTTGTGGGACGTGCTTGAGAACTTACGCTTTGGTGATAAGAGCGAGAATGTTGAAGATTCCTATGCCGAAATCCTCAAGCTGGTGAAGGGGATTGTGCCGGACAACACATATGCCGCTGATGAAATCTATGAACAGGGTTGGTCGGATTGCCGCCTCTCAATCCTAAAAGCTTTGGGAGTGGAGGCATGAAACCGACTACCACCACTCCGAAGCGTGGGAAGAAGGGGGTGAGGGGATGATAGAGATAGTCTTTAACTGGCCATTAGCCTGTGTAATATCAGCCTTCTTTGCGATGATTGCGGTTATTGTGTGGGTTACGAATGAGTGAGATTTCCTGCTGGATGCACCTCTACGGCGATATTGCCGATTGGATGGATGTTCCGCATTATAGGGGGATGTTGCTGTGGAATCCAAGCCTAAGATAAGCCGTAAGAAGCGTCTAACCACCTACCTCATGGGCCATTGGCAGATAAGGCTTAGGGGGAAGGATTATGTCGAGGGGATGGTGAGGGATATATTGAGGATGCTTAAGTGATTGAATGGCTTGATTCTTGGTATCCTTATATCGAGGAATGGGCCGATTGGATGACTTGGGCGATGATGGTTATGGTTGTGGGGATGGTTATATGGGAGGTGTGGCGTGGGAAGAGGTAAATTGGTGCTACTGATACTACTGGCGGTGGTGATGTCTGGTTGTGGAGAAAAGATTGAATATAAGAGAGGGAATCTTATCACCTATAACCCAAAAAAAACAGAATCATTAGAACCTTTTGTTTATAACAACCGAGGACAAATACAGATTATATCAAATGATAGTGTAGCCACTTATAACGAATCAAAAAAGGCTTATGGTTCTGATGGCGGTGGCTATGTAGTCTTTGATTGGAGTAAACCATATATTCCAATAATTAAACTATATAAGAATAAAGATGAATCGTGAAGCCCCTAACCCTCCTAGCGGTGTTCCTGTGAAATCCCCCACAAAGCCCCTCCTATTCCTTCTCTTACTGAGTTCTCCGGCTTGGGGGTGTGGGAGTTATGAGGAGTGTATGGAACCGCCTTTTAAAGAGTGCAAAGAGTACATAGGCTCTAGTAAGGGTCTGGATGGAAAGTACAGTCCGAACTATATTGTGAAACCTTGCTATGAGCCAAACTACTTAAAAGCTATTTGCTACAAGCTTGATTCCATCGAGAAGGAGTTAAAGAAGCGTGATTAGACTAGCCTTCAAGCTCTACGCCTTTTGTGCCATCCTATCGCCGTGGGTATTCCTCCTTCTACGCCTATTCGGTGGGTATAACTTCATTGGCCGTAATTCCTACATCTTCCTCGGCCTCTTTGTCCTAAGTGTATTCACCATGATTATGACCTACGATGATTCACGGCCAAATTGATGTTGTGTGGGCCAAGATTACAAGGCAGTTCCATCTCGTCTTTAAAAAGAATTATAGGGGTAACTACAAGCGTCAATTCCTAGACTGCTTCGCCGATAAGGTTGCTCCAGTAGTCCCAAACGTATCAGAGGAGGATATTAAGATAATCGCTACGGCTTTAATGGCCGAGCTTCGGTCAATAAGGTCGGATATTAGGGAGACGATAATTGCCGAGGAGAACTCTAAATCATAATAAGATACTGGGATGAGTGGCTTATGAGAAGAATATGGATGACGCTATTTACCGCCATGCTGTTTACGTTCTGGGTCTGGGTGTTCTGGAAGATATTGGTGCATTTTAATCTATGCTAACGAGGATTATAGAATCAATTATATTTGGAAGGTATCCAGATGGGGTCTGCAAGGATTGTCATTGTCCGAGATGGTGTCATGGGATATTTGGTCGCAACTGTAGAAACAGCCCCTGTGAATGTAGGAGGTTTGAGAAATGAATAAGTGTCCTGTGTGCAAGGCCAAGTGGCCCTGTAGGTCGGAGAGGGCCGAGAAGATGACGGAGCGTAAGATGCTTCATATCTACGCCAATAGGCAGTCGGGCATGACGTTGATGGAATTATCCAATATCTATGGCACTCCGATGTGGAGGCTTGATGAGATATTGGAACACGTTAAAGAAGGGTTTGGGGGGAAATAATGCCTATTAGCCATAAGCACAGGGCCATATTCGTTCATATCCCGAAGAACGCGGGGAGTTCCATTGAGAAGGCTTTGGGCATCTGGGGCCAGAATAATGACGGGGCGATTACACCCTATTGCCCAGAGATGCTGTTCGGTGTCTATCGCGGTAAGGCCATGCAACACCTTACAATGGCCGAAATCAAGGAGCTTGGGCCTATTGGCTCCAATGGCTACTTTAGCTTCGCATTCGTCCAGAACCCGTATAGCCGAGCGGTATCCGAGTACAAATGGAGGCTCAAGGAGGGCTACAAATTCACCTTTGAAGCCTTCGTCAAGCGTTATTACCCAATCCGTAAGCGATTCTTGGCCTCAAAGAAGGACAAGCTATTCGCAGACCACCTAACCCCCCAATTCCACTATACCCATCGCAAGGAGAGCTTGTATAAAGCCTATATCTATCAAATCGTGGACTATGTGGGCAAACTTGAGACGTTCGAGGCCGACTTCAAGCATATTGCCACGAGGATAGGCATTGACCCCATCTGTCCCCATGTTAATAAGTCAGAAACGACCGATTGGCGGGCCTACTACACCAAGCCTACCCAGAAGCTGATTTACGAGGCTTACAAGCAGGACTTTGAGACGTTTAAGTATAAGTATGAGACGCTCTAGGCTTCACTCAATAGCCAAGAGGACGATGGTGGATGTTGCCATATTCGTACTACTTGTAGCCCCCTTCTACCTATCGGCATTGGATAGGTATAGGGCTGGCATTTATTCCAAGTATGGGGTGGTGGTCTAGCCCCAGGGCCATCCCAAGTTATCGTCAGCTGGCAAAAACCCGAAAGGCTCTAAATTTGCCGGAGGCGTCTCTATCGGTTTCGACCGTGTATTTCCTTGGGTCAGACCTAAAGATGGCCTCGACATCCGTGTAGTATCTAGTCTGCAATTCCGGCATGAACATTGGGCGACTTTTGATGACCCATGTTTTCTTTTCACGGTCTACCTCCAGTCTTAATCCAGCGGTTCTAGCACAAGCAATCGCAAGGTCGATGAATCGACCCGTCTTGATAGACCCTAGGATTATAAGAAGTGCTAGGCGAGTTTTAAAGGGCGGCCTATTACTGCCCCTTGGGAAAAAACTTCGTCAGGAAGCTACCAATCATATCCACCACGTTGTCATCTTTGACGGTCGGGGTGAGCTTGACCAAAAGCTTCAATAACTGGTCAATAGTCCAAACGATTGCCACGACGTTCGTCCAATTCGATTGAATCCACTCTATCATACCTTCTCCTTCGGTTCATCCTGCGGTTTCATCATACTATTACGAGAACCTAAGTAGAAGCTGACAGCGGAAATGACCAGCGTATACAAAGGTTCCTTTACCTCAATCTTCATTAGCGACATAGCACAGACAGTTAGAACTATAAGCACCGCTATCCAACCGCGAATGGTAACACCAAACATTCTAGATTCTGTTGTCATTTGAGTATAAACCTTATACCAACGTTAAGGATTGCCAAAGCCCCAAGGCCCATGTAGAGAATCTTCGAGTTCCAGTCCACCTGCTTCTTTAACTCCTCCTGCACCTTCTTATCCTCGGAAACGTGGGCATCAAAGTTCTTGACCAAGTGTTTAACATCATTGTGAATCTCCGTCAGGATTAAATCTCTCTTTTGATAGACTTCTTCTTCGCTCATACCTTACTCTTAATATCCTTCTGTTTTTTAATCATCAGGACTCCTTAGTTAGTTATTAAATACCCATCAAAACTAGCCGTACAATTTGTGTCAGCGGAGCTAGATAATCCTTGAGACTTTATTATAGCTGGCCCATCAATTCTAAAATATGGGTTGTATTGCTTAATAAAGTTACTATTTCCAACATTTACAACACCGCCATTAATCTTTACAATAAAATTTGTTGTCTGAACATTAGGATTTTCATTAACCACAAGGTATGCGTCTACGGATTTAGCTGTTCCGCCAGTATCGTGAATCTCAAAGTTAAAGTTTGTAATATACAGCGTTTGGATGGATGGAATTCCAACAATAGCTTGCTGTGTTTGCCCTAAAGATGGGAGTATTAAAGCTGTTATTGATGAATTAACTGCCGCTGTAGCGGTGATGGTGCCGACATTTATTGAAGTAGCTCCAGAGGTTAAAACCTTCATCCTGTTAATAATTACATAGGAATTGGCTGTATTTACAGCACCAGTTCCATTTAATGTTATATCCTCTGATGTCTCGGCCAAATCCCATGAAGTAAGCCCCCATATCCTTAGAGTTCTAGCTCCAGCACCTACAGGAGAACCGTCATCGTCGGAAGAGCTTGAGACTATGGCATGGATTCTTGCGGCTGTTGGTGCAAGCCATATTTGCTGAGATGGTGTGGCGTCGGCTCTACTCCAAATGTCAGAAAGACTTGTCTGGACTCCGCTTGGAGCTTGTCCAAACTTATGAATAGCAGAAACATTTGTAATCTTCCCCTGGGTTGCCTCTAGAGGGTCATAAGCCGTTCTAATCAAAATAGAGTCTGCGTCTGTGCTTGTCTGCTGATTTAAAGGGGCTGAGGGTTGTCTGAATGTTCCATAGTAGGTGTATAAGCGAAGATATGACTGTGCCCCGCTGTCATTTACCAGTCTAGCCCTAAAGTATCTCGGGCCTTTGACGGCGGTGTGAAATTCGTGGACTCCAGATGCAACATCAAAGCCATTCGTTGGGAATGTATAGACATTTGTGCCGTCAACGGAGAAGTCGAAGTATAGTGTCCCTGGGTTATCGGTTACACAAGACACCATAACATCGGGGAGGAAGTTCTGCTCGAATGTTCCGGTGTACGTTTCTCCAGAACCAAGCGATGTGGTAGTAACATTGGATACCGATGTTACCGGAAACGACCTATTGACTATATACTCAACACTTCTATCCGTAGACGGCTGTTGCTCGGCGTAGGCGTTAGTGGCAAGTAGGATTATTAGAAGTAATAGTTTTTTCAATTACACCCTTCTTCCATGCACTCTTTGATGGCTTGTTGTTTGGATTTTTCATTGTGAAAAGTCGTGTATTTAAGAAGGCGTTCAAGGGTGGTCATAACTTTCCCTTAATATCCTTTAGAATCTCAATCACGGCCTGCATCTGCGTCTCCGTCTTAACCTGGGAAATCTTAATATCGGTGGAATCGCTTGCCAGCTTCGTTTGGACGATTTCGTAGGACTTGAGCTTGTCCTCGGCGTTGCTAACTCGCGATTGAAGCAAGGTATAGCCCGACACTAGGGATACGGCCATTACACCAAGTGGAATAAACTTCATTATGTCGAAGGGTGCTTTTTTAGCCATTCGGAAAGTTCCTCTTTCTACGGGCCATTATAGACTCTATCTCTTTTCTATTGGATTTTGACATAATCAAGCCTTCGGTTGAGGATGATTTAACAACGGGCTTAATATCAGCCTGATTAATAATCTCCCTGACGTTCCTCTCAGGGACACCCCACTTCTTTGCAAGCTCAGAAAGAGTTGATTCTAGATACTCAGGCATCTCTATCGCAGGCCCACGACCCTCGGCCTTAATGGTCTTTCCCTGCTTTGAACCTTGCAATAACCTTCCAGCCTTAATATCCCTAGTTCTAAAATCCTCTGGGCCAGGAAGTGCTTTTTGTGGAGGCGCAGGAAGCTCTTTAGGATATTCCAGCCTTCCTTCTGACGGCTTATTCTTCATTTGAGATATTAGGTCGGATAGGGCTTGGGCCTTCTCAGATTTTTTCATAAGCTTGCTAATGTTTTTTGTCAAACCTTTAGCTGGAGAACCGAACATTCTATCAACAAAAGTTTTTCTAACAAATCTTGCCGCTGTCTGAGTAGGGCTTCCAGAGATTGAATCTACAGCTTCTTTTCCTATGGATGGCTTTAAATCAAGAGCTTCTGCCTTAGCCATCTCACGAGCCATGTCTGTAGACTTTATAAGACCACCCTGTTCATTAAGAATAGGCTTAACAACTTCATCTACGGCATATACCTTGTCTTGATACCCTTGCGACATCTTTTTCAAACCTTCAGCCATAGCCCCTGATTCTGGGTCATCATAAGCCCCAAGCCTATTAGCTTCTTTCTGAAACATCTCCTTTTGCGATTGATAAAAGTTTGGGTCATTCAATTCTTCTGGAGACTTAGAGCTAAGTGTTTCAACGTCAGAGGTATGCAAATCTTTAAGCTTTTTTATTGTATTTTTACCTGACTGAGTTTTCCCCAATGAGGATTTCTCTAAGTCTGAAATGTATTTAAGTAATGGGTCGTGTTGTGTTCTTGAGTTAGATAGAGTTCCAGAATCATATACATTTTTAAGTTCAGCTCTGCTAACTTTCTGTGCCAACTCCATCTGATTAGCAAGTTCTTCATAGTTTTTAGCAGGTTGGATATATTTAGCACCTTGTTCTGCTGTATTTCTCATATCCTCAAGATTTCCATCTTGATTTGGATATAGTTTTACCGCTTTATTACGGGCTTTTATTGCTGTGTCTGTGGCTTTTGCTCCCTGACCCTCTACGGAAGCTAATGTTTTATTCCAGGGAAGCGTAGACGCTCTTTCTCCCAAAGCTACACCCTTATACGGAACCTTTGCAACACCTCTCAAAGCACCTTCCGTAGCCATTCCAATAGCCATCTGTGCAGGGTCTAACACAGTATTCTTAACGAATCCAACCTCTCTAGGAACAATAGAGCCATAATAACGAGCTACTGTTTGCAAGCCTTTAGGGAGATTGCCCACAAAAGACTTGTCCATAGACTCGTTAGCTTTTCTTCCAGCTTCAACGTCAAATGTCTCTGAGATGGATGGGTCTTTCCAAGCCATATCAGCACGTTTATTGGATTCTTGAATGTTGCCTGTTTCTTCAAGTCCTCTAAGGCGTTCACGGACGGATGCACCTGGGCGAGCAAGGTTCGTTCCGATTGTTTCAAGCATACTAGGATTCTTAGGCTGTTCAGAAGCATTATCAGCCCCATACTTTGCCTGAAACATCTGGTCTAATTCTTGCTCAGATGGGATAGAGCCGTCGGGAGAATTAACTGTAAGAGTCCTACCCTGAGGGTCTTTAAATACCTTACTCGTAGCTGTATTTTCCAACCTGATTACCCCCTGTAGATGGTTGACCACCAGATAAAATTCTCTTGTTAATCTGTTCCATTTGGTCGAGGTATTTAAGAGCTTCTTCCGCAGGAAGGTCGCGGCTTAGTGCAGTAGAGGCTTGTTGAAGCAAAAGTCCTTCCGCATCGCTTAAATTACCAAATCCTGTAGCACCAGTCTTGCTCTGACTTTTCATCTGCATCATCAAATCAAGAACACGACTCTTGAGAAGTTTATTTACGTTGTTCTCCCAAACCTTTCTTTCATCATATTCGCCCATAGGGTTATATTCTTTAGGCTTCCCACGAAGCAAAGCACCAGCATCACCAACTATAGGGAGAGATGACGTTGAAAGAAGAGTTGGGACACCACCAGCCGGGCCAAAGAATCTAGCACCCTTCTTAGCCTCTTGGATTGACTGAAGATTCTGAGAGGCCGCATCCTTAAACATATTCTCTTTTGCTTGGTTAGCTTTAATTTCATCAGGTGTAAGGTAATCCTGATTCTTTTCCATTGTAATCTTTCCAGGCTTCTCAATAAACCTTCCAATCTTTTCATCATATTCACGACTAGAAGGGCCAATTTGCTGAATGTATTGAGGAACACCTCCTGTTTTCTCAGGCATAGCAGTAGTCATAGACGGCCCCGAAACAGGCATGGGATTAGAAGATGGGATATTAGGCACTGTTGAACCGACCCTACCCGCCTCCGATTGAACCGCCGCATCGTAATCAGCCTGAGCACGTTCCTTCTTAGCCTTCTCCAAATCAAGCCCCTTTTGAAGCTCAATATCAGCCCTAGTCTGAGCCTCCTTCATCTTAAACTCAGGACTGCCAGTCTGAAGCTGGTTCATCTTGATTAAGGTGTCAATCTGAGAATCATCGTCTTGAGGAGTCTTTCCTGCGATGATAGCACCAAGTCTCGCAAGATTAGTCCCAAGAGGCCGCTTCGCCGTTCTCTGCATGACCATATCTTCATATTCCATTAGCGAACCCTCCCAAGAGAAGTCTTAATATTCTTATAGTCATACCCTTTCGGCGGGGTTGAAACGTTAAAGCCCATTCTAGAAGAACCGCTAGTCATGTTTGGCATACGCGATGTAATCTGATTGATGTATGGGCTTGAGAAGTCCAATGCCCCATAGAGGAGATTTCCTGCTTGCTGGCGATTGGCCGTCTTATCCTGAACACCAGTTTGCACAGCATCATTGAACGTTCCCCTATCAAAGGTTGCCGCAGTATTGCGAACATTGGCGTCGTTCAATGCAAACTCACCAACATTATTGGTATAGGAGTTGATATCATCACGCCTTGCTTCCTCTGCCGCCGCATAAATCGGGGAATACGCGGCCTCCTCATTTAGACCCTGTTCCTGATAGGCTCGACGTATCTGGTCGAATCCACCGGAACCCTTCCTACGCCCTGTTGCCGATAATTCGCTCTGAAGCGCGGGGATATCATAAGATTGGAACTGATTCCTCATCCTTGCGATTACAGGATTTGTAACCTTATCAACATATCCCGAAGAATACCCGACATCATTACCTTTGGAACGATTGGAGATGGTCTTGTAATAATCCTGACCACCTTGGGCATCCATAAGACTTGTAAATGGACGTTGACCACTATAAGTAGGTGTTTTCTGTGTTTTGAAAAGACTGGAAAGTAGGCTCATTACCAAGCACTCCCTGTAATTTTGATTTCTGTTCCTGTGTTTGTAACGATATAGATGTTGGTTCCGAAGTATCCCGCTTGATTTGGCTTTAATACACCATTACCAGTAGTGGGCGCGGCTTCAAGCTTGATAAAATTTCCCTGTGCGCCTGAAAATATGCGCTTAAAGAGAGTTATCCAATCGGGCTTTGTGTCGAGAGGAAGCGGTATTTCTTCCATTAAACTTCCTCAATAGTTATAGAACGATAATCGACAGTGCTTGTTCCTGCACTTAAAGCACAAAATCTTGCCTGAAATGTATGGATTCCTCTAGGAAGAATGCCCTGCCATGAAGCCACGCTTATCATTTTTCCACCAGACACACCACTTAGGCCGCTGTCTCTTTGAGAGCTTACGATATCTACACCATCTATCATAATTCCAACGGTTGTAGATGCACTAGAACCATTTCCTGTGCCAGCGTTGTATTGAATTCTAATTGGCCTGTTTCCACTTGAATAAAATTGCAGTAGAGGAACACCATAATCATTTACAAGTGAGGTTGAGCTAGTAGATGCTGATGGGGTAGTTGAGTTAAATTCAACAGTATTCTGTATCCCCATTTCGCAGAAATTTGAATGATGATAGGTTTGGACTGCATCGGCTGATTTATAAGCCCATCCAATAGCGCGATAATAAACACCACCAGTAGTGTAGTATTTGAGAACACCGTTGCTATTTCCAGATGTATCAGAGAAGGCAACATCCGCCGTTGAATACTTAAAGTCCCAAGAGCTTCCTGAGTCATTATAGGCGAATAAGAATATACGGCCATTGGTAGCAGGGACACTTCCCTCAATCCAGTTTGAGCCAGTGGCTAAACTCTTAGTGGATGTATCAGCAGTCCTAGAGTAGATAGTGTTTCCTATTGCAACACTTCCAGGCTCAATATGCATAGTGGTCGTGGAATCACGGCTAACGAATGCTTGGTCACGAAAGTTGGATGGAAAGTTTGTAGTGGTCGTAGTAATTTGGATTGAGAGAGTGCGAGAGTCAGTAACCGATGAGATTGTGGTTGCATCCGTAATAACCTTCGCCAAAAGAAGATTATCGGCAGAAGGTGATGGAGGGTTCCCATCGGAAGTAGACCCGTTGTTATTGACACTAAAGTTAAAGTACCCACCCTTGTTGATATAGACATAGGTATCTTTAGAGGCGGTATAGGTGTGGCTAGTAGCCGATGTAACGATGCGATAGCCAGCGACATAGGATACACCAGCCGAAATATCGCTTGTCAGGTCGGAATCCGTAACTGGTAGCATCCCAGAAACCGTGTAATCATTGAAGGAATCATCCCATCTATTGACTGGGGAAACCGCCGCCGCAAGGTCAATCGTATTGATGGAACCTGGCTTAATGTTTATCCCACCACCCTCTACATTTCCATTAGCCCAGTTTTCTGTGGTCGTGTTGGTTAGCTGAAGATTTGAGATTGTAACATCCGCACCACTTTGGTAGCTAGGAAGGTCAAGGATATTAGCCTGTGCCAAAGAAGGAATAAATACGAGTCCAAGAATTAACAATAATCTTTTCATTATGCTCCTACCGTCCATTTAGTAACCCTCGTATTTTGTTTATTGTATGCTACTGAAATTGAGTAGATTTCTCTGGTTGTATCGCTGACAATTTCTTCGGATTGAAAGCGAATCATTCGTCCCTTTGACCTATCAATCAACGGCATGATTCTTTCGAGCAATATGTTCTGTTCCGATATTTCAATAAGCCCCAAACTAGTTACCTCTCCCTGCAAAGTAACCTGTTCCAGTCCTCGTGTCGTAATTCGTGCGTCAAGGTAGTAGGCCAATGGTAGTTTTGTAAGTGTTCCGAAAGACTTAGCATCTATGAAAAACTCCGTGAATTGGCAATCCGTTAGGTAGTCATCGGCGTAATCGCCTGTGATAAACCTATAAAGTTGTGGGGAGCTTGCACCGCCAACTATTGCATCTAGGTTAAGCCCTCGACCCTCAAACATGACAAGCCCTGTATCTGACCTTAACGTCATAAGCTCTGAATTGTCCCCAGGGCCATTCCATAGGAAGTAGCGTGAAATATTCTTGTCGTATGTTTCACCAGCCCACTTTTCCTCTGTCAAAGAGAATATGGCCTCTTTGTTAGGGACTGCTTCGCCCGTTGGAACATAGCTTACCCTAAGACAATCAATGTTAGGGTCATGGATACAGGCCGTAAGATTCGACTTATTGGTATTCATCAAGGTCTTGAGGTCAATAGGTTCGGATATAGGAACCTTGCTCGTAGAGTCTAGGGTTCCAGCACTAAAGTAAATCTCGTTGTCCTCGGAGTTAAGGAAAGCGAAGTATCGCTTCAAGTTGCAAATGGATAACGGGGCTTGTGAGCCATAGCCATAGACTATATCTCCGGGGTTCACGCCATAGGTCAGGGCAGAGTTGCCAGAGATGGGGCTAAAGTAGTCCTGATGCATAACGTGGAGGAATCCACGATGGACGAATAGCTTGGTGGGATAACCCCCATTTGCCGATGGGAGCTGGATAAGCCCAGCATCTGTCGAATCATTCCAATTCTCAGGGTTAAGGTTCTTGCAGAATAGGATTACATTACGTCTTTTGACGAGGATAAAGAATCTATCTTGATAGAAGCATATATCGGTAGGATAAATGGTGTTGCCATCTACATCCGTCATGGCTGGAAGCCTCTCCCACACGCCCTCGGCGTTCGGAACGAATTTATAGAAGTATGTTCCATCAACCATATAGGTTACAACGTTGCCCGATACTTCCATAGAAGCTTCAAATGGGACGGAATCAGTATCTATGGATATATCCATGCTATCTGAAATCTTGACTTGATTGAGCGTCCTATTGTAATCCTGTGATTTATACATCTTACCGCCGATGGTAACAAACATATGGCGGTAGTCATCATCACCGATTTTGTAGTAGATGCGCTTGCCCCAGTTAGGAAGGCCAGTTTTGGCCGTAGCGTCGTAACGCTCATTCCCAGGCATTGTTGCCAAGCGACCATTAAGGTCTATGTAGTTAATGGCTTCAAATAGGTATTGCTCCTTCTTACCTGCGATTTTATGCTCTGGGAGCTTCTTTAGGATTCCAGAGTGCGGTGCAATAGTTAGGATTGGCATAACACCCTCTTATTCATCAGAAGTCCGCATATCAAGGCTGTTAAGAACGCCATCGTGCCGATTTGAAGGTCAAAACAGGCCTGGGATGTAATTAGAATCATTACTAGGGATGAAAGCATGATTCTAACCTCTTGGATTCTGGATAGAATGCATCCCTTTATGAATTTGAAGAAAGCCAAGATTGACAGGATGAAGCCGACAAGTCCTACGCCATAGAACCATTCCAAATAGTCATTATGGGCTTGCTTGAAGCGATTGGGCTTGTTGCCTTCGCCTGGGTTCTCCGCTTGGAAGAAGTATGAGAAGCTACCAAGCCCTCTCCCTGTGATAAATGAAGGCTTCTTGATGTCCTTAACTACCTGTTTCCACCTATCAAACCTCTCATGCTCACGGCCTTGGATGTGCTGTGGGTAGAGGAATAGTATGATAAGGCCAAAAGCTAGTGCGATTGAGCCGATTACCATAACTCGCTTCATATTTGATGCTAAAAGGAAGGCAACGCCACCCAATAGACCGCCACCAGCAACAAGGCTATCGGCAATAATGAGGGCTATTGCTATGAATGGGAGAAAGTACCATCTTTTCATGTAGAATGTGAATGGGATGGTCATGGCGATATAGTGGGCCGTCAAGGTTGGGTTCCCGATAAATCCTGCGTATGGCCCCGTGTCCGGTGCTGTGGAATAGAAGAATTGGTCGGCCCCGATGCGTTGGATGATGACGTAGGAGGCGGTTATGAACCCACATATTGAGATGACATTGAATATCTTACGGATTTCCTTCTTGGTAAAGTCATGGCTTGCGATGGCTAGGGCCATGAGAGTGAATATCAGGAAGTAGGAGAATGGTTTCCAGAACCAGAAGTCGGATACATTCTGTCCAAATACGGTTACCTCAATAGGCTTAATGAACATCATACTGATTGGGAGATAGGCCAAGAGCATCATAAGCCATTTGTTGTCGATTGGGGCCAATCCTTTGCGGTAGAGCTGAATCCCGATGATAAAGAGGCCAAATATCACCGCACATACCATCTTAATCTCCCTTACATCCCAATTAAGCCAAGGGTTAAAGAGAAAGGCCGTGAGGATAAGTCCTATCGTGATGATTCGGGTTAGTTTCATCCGACACCCAAAGTTGCTAGGTTCTTTGAACCTGCGCTATAAGGAGCTGTTGGGGGTGTAAAATCAGTTGTCCAACGAGCTACTCCTTTAGAAACTCGAAGCTCGTCAAGCTGACCAGTAAAATAATTTACAGGAACACCTGTAAAAATGGCTCCAACCTGTAAAAGTGAGGTGCTATTGTAAATTGTTACACCAGTAACATCGGCTGTTGCTCCAGACTGAACACCATCTATAAATAGTTTCAATTCATTTCCACTTCTAACAACTGCAAAGTGATACCAAGTATCTAATGTCGGTGTAAATGTTGCACCATTAACGCCAACAGAACCAATACCATCAATAGAATAGAAGAAGCGTAAAGAAGTTGTTGCCGTTGACCATCCAAATTGGAAAGCAAACTCAGTTGACGCCGCTTCTCTCTGACCAATCATCTGCTGTGACGCGGCCACGCTATCAAACCATGCCCAAAGGTCTATGGTGAAATCTCCAGAGCCAAAATTCCAATCATCGGAATCGGCTAGGGTTAGGTAGTCTCCAGTTCCATCTAAAAGAAGAGATGCCGTGCCAAACTTTAATTGTGCAGTATCAAGTTGTGCATTTCCAACGAACGTAATCGTCTTTGCGGCTTGAGCTGTAGAGAAGTCGGTCGCAGATGTAGCACCATCAGCTCCATCAAAATGGGAGCCAAATACGACGAATGAGTCAATTCCATCAGCGTGAGCGTTAGATGATAGAAACAAAAATAGTGCTAAGAATATTCTTTTCATAGAAGGTCTAGGTACTCCTCCTTGAACCTTGACTTCACGCGGTCTACTAGGTCTATAAAGTCAGCATCATTATCCTTCTTGATACCAAGCTCAATGGCAATATGCATCTTACGCAACCTTGAAACATCTTCCAAAAATGACTTCTTATCCGAATCCACTGGGGCAGGAGTAACATCAACCACATCCCCAGTCTTAATATCAGAAAACGACGCCTGATTCTCAAGATTCTTTATTTCCGAATTAATCATAGCCTTTACTGCAATCATATCTTTATCAGTAACATCATATTCACGGCGAACATGGCTTGAACCATCTGTGTAATCAATATATACCCTTGTACGCCCGTGAACCTTTTCTAAATCTCCATAGGTAGCTATCCAGCTCATTTGTATGCCACGAATCCTTGAATTGGGGTTGAATTTGCCGTGTTACCAGTTGCAGTGGTAGCAGACCGCACAAAAATACCACTCGACATCGAGATACCATTCGACCACTCCATATTCGCACCTGCGGTAGCAGGGAGGCCAATAATCATCTTGAGGGTCGTTAGTGTGCATCCTGCGGCGTTAGCCGAGTCAAATACTTGGAGATAGGCCGCCGAGCTGTTCGGGTTATAGAAGAAGTAACCTCCGAAATTGCCCTTAGACCCCTTGATTTGCTGGACGACTGTGGATAGGGTGCTTTGGGTTGCTGATAGCCAACCACCATCTACTCCAACAATAGTTTGAACGACAGAACCAGTAGCAGATTGTGCCCTCAATGCCCCACCACCCGTAGAAGCGATAGTGTTGCCCGTGCTGTCAAATAGCCTTACTGTGCTTGGCGTAGCAAGCACCACTTGAAGGGTTCCGGCTGTAGCCGTTCCAACGTTCATGGCTGGGGATAGGCCATTAATCTGATTGACGTTGATGGTCGTGGGCGTACCAGACCTGATGTTTACATCCATCGCGACAGATTGCCCGATGTTCTGTGCGGTGAAAACATTCCCTAACCTATCGGCAATCTTGGATGTGCTCCCCGTCGCCTCTGTGTTCTGGACTGCAAACACCCCAGCGTTAGTTACGGCGATTGTAGTAGGTGTTCCAGAGCGAATGTTCACGTCCATAGCGACAGATTGGCCAATATCTTGGGCGGTAAACACGTTGCCATCTCTATCAGCCGTCTTAATGGTGCTATTCGTGGCCTGAACGACCGCCCCTGTGTTTACGGCGGTAATCTTGCCGTCTATGGAGGCCAATGAGGTGTTGCCAGTCGCTTGGGCGGCCAAAGTCGCCCCACCAGCAGGAATTGACACGCTTGCATTGACAGGAAGCGGATTGGAGGATGAAACCGCCGTAACCACGCCATTGTTCAGGTACATTGGCATTGTACCGATGGTAGAAGTCGTGTTCGGCGTGTCATTGGTGCGATACTGGACTTCTGCAAATGCAGGTGTAGAGATTAGAAGTAGGAGGGCTAGGAGTTTCTTCATGTCAGTTCTGAAATCCTCGCAAATCCAACACCACTTCCCCAAATCCCACTAATAACCCCAGTATAGTTCTTCACAGGCTCCCATGATTCATAAGGCTTAATCCGCTTTGTATAAGCGGTGGTTGTAGATGTCGCCCCGTAGGTAACGTACAAGTCCTCGGAGGAGTTATTGTCAATCAACACACCCTTTCGGGAGGAATTTAAAGCAAGCAGGGTTACAGATGAGGCAGAACCCGGTACATTGGTATTGGCCGATGCACTAGCAGATGAATCGCTTGACACCACCTCGTTACCACTTGAATCAAACTGGGTAACCCTCATCACACCAATTTGGGCGGCCGCAATCCAGAGGCTTACTGCATTAAGTAAACTCTCTAAATCCTGGTCTGTATAAAGCCTATGACCCTGATACGTCGGGCTATTTTGCATTAAACCTCGGCTACCTCTTTCAAGTGATTACGGCGGATTTCCTTGTTAATCTCGGACTTCTTCGCGGACAATTCAAGGTCAAAATCCTTCAAGTCCTGTTCCCACTTGCGAAGCCTCGCGTCCTCATTGGACTGGGAATCATGCATCTGCTTGATTTGGCGGTCGCTCAACGTACGAGCTTCCTCAAGCTTATTCTTCTCAAGTTGAATCGCCGCCCTCATACCCTCAATTTGCTTCTTACCATCCTCAATCTTCTGGATAAGAAGAAGGTTCTCGTTCTTAATGGCCGAGATACGGGCTTGTTCGGGTGCCAACGACTGTTTGTAAGCCTCAAACTCCTCAATCGCATTCTTCAACGCTTCCTCACGGCCAAGAAGGTCTGCTTCCTTCTTGGAAGATTCCGAAAGGTTCTGGTCAAGAGCCTTCCTCATCTCCATGACATTCATATCGGCTTGGTGCTTGTATTCGGCAAGCCTGCCCTTTTCAAGCCTATTTTCTTTGTTTAGAGCCTCATTTTCAGCGACAAGATGCTTCAACGTCTTATCCGTATCCTGAACATCCTTCAATTTCTTATTGTACTCACGGATGAGGTCAGCGTTCTTCTTCTCAAACCGTTCCTGAATCATGGAAAGCTCGAAGTTCGCCCCTGCGATATTCTGTCCCATAGAATCAAGAGCCTTACGCTTATTCTCGAAGTCCATAGTAAGCTCTGTCGCCCTGTCCTGAAGGAATTTGATGTAGACCTCAAGCTCGCTAGCCTTCTTGGTCATTACATCCTTCCTAATCTTATCGCTGTTGGAGGCATCAATAATCGCCTTCTTCTGCATGATTTCTTCGGCAGTCTGCTTGGGGGCTTCAACAAGCTCAACAGGAACCTCAACCTTCACTTCCTTCACTTCCTCAACAACCTTCCTAGGACGGCCAGGGGGCATTAGATTACTCCTTCTATTTCGTTATCGGTAAGTTTGTAGTAACAAGCTAGCAGAACTATTGCTAAAAACACCGTTCTTGCCAGATGGAACGGGAATTGGCCGACAGAAACTACGGCATAAGCAATAAATGATGCGAACATCGAAACTACTACCTTGTCATTTGAGCAATATTTGAACCTTTTGACTATATCCATCAATAATGCCATGATTATTAGGAATCCAATCACACCAAACTCGTAAATAAGCCCAACATACTCGTTATGGGGGTTATCCCAAGGGTCTACGAGGGGAACTCCATCCGTTCTCGGTGTCTGGTCAAACCCTTTCGGTGCAATCCATGTGTTATTCCTTAAATCATACGTCATTTTCACGCAGGAATTGTCCCTAGTGTCCGAAAAGTACATAAATGGCTTGATTGCCCCGATGTTTCTAAAGGAATCAAGGCCCATTCCGACAAAAGGGTGTGGGAGGGCATCTTTTAACGACGCTTTCCACAAATTAACCCTGTTTGTAATCATATTCTGCTTTGCGTCTTTCTGGAGATACAGTCCACCAGCCACCAAAATAGGGATAATAAGGATTAGAAACAGCTTCTTAGACTTCTTGTGGATTAGGAACATGAGGACGGCGACAACACCAAGGATTGCACACGATGCCTCTGAGAAGTAAATACACGCCAATACAGGAATTGCAAACCACCATGAGAAATACATGACAATAGGTAGGCAGACTGTGTTAAACACGCCGGATACGGCCTTAATCCCCATGATTCCAACAAGGTCAACGTTCATAACGCCCTGTTTAAGATTCTTGAACAACGGGTCATAGCCAAAGTATTGAAGGGCGGTGAAAAGGATGTTAAGGGCCACCAATGCAACGACCGCCTTAAAGATTGTTATGACCCTCTGGCGTGTTACAAGGCGATAGGTTACTTGATAGAGAATCAGGCCCATAAAGATATTCATAACGTACTCCCCACCAATAGAAGGGAAGTTATAGTACGAATATATCGCTATAGCCCATAACGCGAATAGTGAAAGCCAGATGTTCTCAACGAACACAATGATGAATAGGATTGTGATTCCAAGCTGGAACGCCTGCTCATGCCCAATTCTCATCGTCTTTTGGCCCCAATACTGAAGGCCATTAAAGTACGTTGGGCATATCATAATAAACGCTACTAAGGCTCGAAATCCAAAGTCCTTAACGTTTATCTTGGATAGGTTCATATTGCGGTAGTTGTCCCAACACGCCGAATAATAAGGGGGGCCGATTGCCTAACCGACTTAACTTGAGTGTACCCATCGGCCGTAGAAAGAATCATATTCTTGAATCTTTCCCTAGATTCCATAGCTTTCTTTTCGGCCCGAAGGATAAGATTTGATTCCATTGGGGCGATAACTTCATAAAACTTGGGCCTTGCCTCATCAAATATCCATGCGTCAAATGTCGTAGGAAGCGGTGAATATTCCGCATTGGCCGAAGAATCATCGGCGGTAAACTGAAGGTTCTTGATGTAGTCATAGTAGATGGTAATAGCCGAACTTGGCGTGGGGATGAAGAATAGGCTCCAAATATTCACGCCCGAAACATTGACGCTCTGTACAGCCGTCCAGAACAAACTTGGGATGCCAGCAAACCTTGTCGGGTCGGCCATAAGCCTAAGATACTCGGTGTAAGGAATCCACTCCATCTTTCGAGGGTCGGAACGCTGGCTAACTTGCAATATCTCAACGATATTGGTATCGGCCAAGTCCGTCTTGTAGGGCGTGGTAATTGTCGCCGCGACTGTATTGTTAATATCAAGTGTGTAAGGATGCCCCTTAATCTCCCCCTGAATAATGCTTAGAGCCTGATTGATGCAGTTTCCTGCGATTTGGAGCTTCGTGGAATCCGAAGCATTGTAATTATTGCCACAGGAACGAAGGAAGTTAATCTTCAACCCGCCAAAATTAGTATTCGCCATTTATTCCCTCACCGTCTTAATCGCCACTTCTCTCATCAATTCCATCTGCTCCAACGTAACGGGCTTATAGGTAATCACTTTAATCTTAGTCCCGTAATTTTCAATCACCCCATCGGCGTCATCACCCCCCGATAAGTCCATACCCCTCTCACTCATCTCACGCTTGAACGCTTCAACCTTAATGGAGCCTGGTATAACGACCCCATCCGCAAAAACGATGGTGGTAGAGGCCAAAAGGAGGCCCATGACCCCTACCACCACCTTATTCATTTACAGGTCAATCCAGACGTCGGGGTCGTTACCAGTATCATAGGCAAAGCCAAGGATACGGCGAACGGTTCCGGTTCCGGTATTAACGGTAGCATCAGCATTACGAGCCGTATCAGACGCTTTAATAGTCTGACCAACTATCGCAACACCACCGCCAACCATGTTTACATAGGTACAGATACCACGAACCTGAATATAGCCCCAGTTCCGGCGGCCATAATCGGTCTGTGCAGTCGTTCCAACGGTTTCGCAAGAAGGGATGGTCTGAGAAACAACCACGCCAGCAACAGAATCCGATGAATGGAGAGCACCAACCAAGTTCACGGTAACACCATCATCCGAAACGCAATCCCACATCACGACATCGCCCGCAGTAAGGGGAGTGTTCGTGCCGAGGTCAGCATTGTTCGGATAACGCACCAACTGGTATTCACGATAACCAACCCAAGCGGGCGCACCATCAATGCTACGCTTAGAATTGGCATTACCATCATCTTCATAAGCAAACGCATGACCGCTAACGAGAAGAACCGAAAGGGTCATGAGCGAGAAGAATTTCTTCATGTTCATATCTCCTTTCAGATTAGCCGGTAATGGCGGTAAACAAGCCATTAGCCGACGGAAGGTTAGTAGTCATGTTGTAAACGTGGTAGAAAATAGCCGTATCATTCATGCTATTGTCTTTCTTGGAGAACCCTTCCCACTTCATATTTCCACCCTTCAAGACCTTGTAGAACAGGTGCTTGGAGTTGAGGAAGTAGAACTGGTTTGCAGGGCAACCCGACAAAGACGTATCACCACCGGAAGCCGAGCCAGCATCGCCATCGAAGCCGAGTTCACAACCAGGAAGAACCTCAATGGTTTTGAGGCCAATCTTAGCCATGTTTTCGGACGACGTAAGGCGACGGAGATTAACGAGGTAGCCGACGAGATTGCCGTAAAGAGTGGCAGTCGTTACCGCGAAATCCGGCGTGTCATTGGCTTCACCACCGAGTTGAGCCCAGAAAGTCGTAAGGGCACCAACACCAGCGGCAGAGCCAATGGACGAGATGGTGGACGAGTTGATTTTGTTCCGAGCCCATGTATAGGTCGCACGGTCAACACCACCGATGGTTCCGGTAGTCGGGGTTGCAGAGACGATGGTACGGAGGGATTCCGGCTCAACGTTCGCCGTCGGGCTTGCGGCCCAAGTAGCGTTGTTGATAAGGTTTCGCACCGTAGATTCGGCCTGTTTCCGCAGAGTCGTAACAAAGTTCGTGATTTCCGCTTTGCCTTGATTCTGAAGCTCATGCACCTTGTTGATAACCGTAACGCCGTTAAGCACAACGGGGTCAAAACGAAACGCCTGGGTCGGGGTCTGGTAGTTAGAGTCGATAATTGCGAACTTATTACGAAACCCGAAGTTGGTATTCGACGAGTACATAATAGGCTCGGCAAAATCAAGACCGCCGAACTCCTCACGCTCCGCTTTCGACTTGAGATAGGCAAGAACGAAGTTCTTATTGATAATAGCATCGCCCATTTCCTTGTTCCAATTCTCGAAACAATGCGTTGCTATCGTCGCTAAGAGACTCGCCCCATCACCAGTCGGGATTGCGATATTCTGCGTAGCCATAATTTACCTTAGTTTTAGTGCTAGCGATTCCCCGTAACCTTATCAAAGACGGATTCAACGAACTCATGGGGCTTCATCGGCTTTGCTGGTGTCGGTGAGACTCCAGTCGCCGGGCCTTTCCCAAGAGGACGTAAATTGGCCTTGTTTCCATCCCGAACTTCTTGACGACCTTTAGATTCAGTTACTTCTCTCAAAAGGCTTCTAGTTGCTCGATAGTAGATGTCCTCGTAGCTCAGTTTGATGGTACGCTCAGGGTCTTTTTGGTCAAGGTCTGCGATGTACTTTGAAATCGCGGGCTTAACAACCTTGTCGAAATCAACTCCAGGGAACTCATCTTTGGCAAGCTCCCTGACCTGAATGTCCTCTTTCTGAAACTGACGTTGCATCTGGTACTCTTGGGACATTTCTTCCATCGGCTTCAATCTTTCATCAAGCATGGAGCCTACACGTTCTTCCAAGATAGCCTGGGTAAGGTTTACCTGGTCGTTAATGTATTCCTTCTGCTCCTGATTAAGCCGTGTTATATCCCAACCGAGTTTCGAGCATACTTTCTCGGCAATAGACTGAGCCTGCGGTGATGCCTTAGGCTCTGCCTTCGCCTTGTAGTCGTCAAGAAGCCGGGAAAGCTTTTGGGCCTTGTCTTGTTCGGCTTTTAGGGCTTCCCTAGCTTCTTTGTATTTCTGCTCTCTCTCAATCCACGCCGGATGAGAGGCAAATCCTTTATCAGTAGTCTCCTCGGTGCTTGGCGTTTTTGCCGGGTCGCTCCCGTCTTCCTTCGGAGTTTCTACTTGTTCAGTTGAAGGAGAGCTTTCCTTCGGCTGTTCCCCCGCCGTAACCTTGTCGAATATCTCATCGACACTAAGTACGGCTTCCTTGTTCGGCTCGTTTTCCATTATTTCACCTCTTTACCTTTAGGGTCGGTGCTGACCAGGCTTTAGAACGTATTGCTCTAAACTTTTTAATGTCCATTCCTAACAAATCCCATGATACCGCCATTGGGCTTTACAATCTTGGGTTGGTGAATCTCACGCACCATGTCTTTGGCGGTTTCCAAGAGGCCATAGGATAGGGAGCGGTCATTCAAGGCAAGCCCGCCAATCTTAAGCGACCCATCCTTCTTCATCACAATCGAAATCATCACGACTTCATCGGGCTGACCCTGCTCATTCTTCTCGTTACTTTCCATCAATAATGCCCCTTTTGTGCCAAGCGTGTCCGTCGTTGCCCATCCTTTGCCATCTGCTTGATATCCCTCCACCCCGCTGTATCGCGTGTATCGACCCTTCCGTTCTTGCGAAGGTATCTTGCGTCCTGCTTGGCCGTTCCAATTCTCTGGCCCTGGAGCGTGTAATAAGAAGGGAATTCTTTAATTTCTGTACAGGTATATAGCCTCTCTGCAATAGCTCCACAATCACCGCACTTGTACGGCTCTCCCGATTGTGAATGGTGTCGCATGACTTCATGCACCTTGTCGCATTTTTGGCAACTAAACTCATACCTGAACACGCTCTGCCTCCTGTGGAACTGGTATTGGAGCAACCTGTGGGTTGGTGGGGGAGCCCTCTATTTGGGAGGTTTCGGTGTTTGGAGGGACGGGCACTCCCACAGGTTGCAAATCTTCAAATACCATCTCTGGGTTCATATTAAATTGCTTGATGAGGTTATTCAACGGCTCCATGCTGGGACGCTTCCCGTGAAGCTGGGCAAATTGCACGATAAGCGGACTCGTTACGAATTGCGTAACCTCCATCAAATCTTTCCTATCCTTCATGGGGTTCGGACGCATTGAGGACGCAATATTGCAACGGGTCGAGTAATCGCCAAGCACAACATCTGCCAACGGCCCCATAGATGGCTCATACCAAGCATCACCGCCAACGATGCCCGTAACCTTGAAGTAATCCTCCCCATCCCAAGTCTGCTGAATCAAGTCCTTCAAGCCATCAACCACTTGGTCGGCCACATCCTGAAGCGCATCCTGCACACTATTGACATTGACCTGGAACGCATTGTTATCAAGCATATCTTGACCAAGTGTGTCATTCTGCGACTTCCCACCCTGAGCCAACTGTGTCGTTCCAATCGCTTTGTTGAGTGCATCACTCATCACGCCAATGACCTCTCGATTCTCCGGCAACACCTGCGGTGCTGGCATAGGCTCATAAATAGCCTGTGGCGTATTCTTCTCCACAATCGCAAAGGTGTCCGAGCTTCTTTGGGCGGCCTTGCCAGATTCAGTCAGCCCATTCATGTACACCGCAATCTTCCTCTGCGACCTGTCCAAATGCTCAAACTGAATCGTCATGTAGTGGTTAATGTCATCCTGTGGCCTCTTCGCCTTCCTCGCTCGGCTCATGGGATAAATCTTCCCATACTTATCAACGCATCCATACTTCAAGGAAAACTTGTTGGTAACGACAGTCCGCTCGTAGTAATCGACGGGCTCATCAAGGGCGTTATTAACGACCAACACACAATTCCTCGGCCCCCTCTTCTTTATCTCAAGTTCGTAGAGGACAACACCCTTGCGATTCTCCTCGCTATTGTGGCTCGCATACTCAAGGCTCGTAGTTTCGTAGCTTGAGGCGTTCACCTTGCCCTTAAACTTGGGATACTTGGCGTTGAATTCGGCCAACGTCATTCTGATACGCTTGCCCACCCACCTTGACTCATTGAATACCTCGGCCCTGGGGTCAAAGAGAATATCGAGGGGATTGAATCGCTTCACATAGGTCTGCCCGCTTGAATCAGTCCGTATATCCTTCTGCGTTCCCTCGACTACTTCCTCCTCGACCTCATCCTTATCGCCCTTGCCAGTAAGCTTATCCATCACGCCACCGACCATGTTCTTAAGATTCCCCATGATTCCATCGACAATATCATCGGGTGCGTCTTCCTGTGGCATCTGCTCATCCTGCGTCGTGTGGTTTACCTCAATCCCGCAGTATCCGGCGAGAAGGAGGTCAAAGCACGACACCTGCATCTCCTCCTTCATACCCGCTTTCGTCATGGCGTAGGGTAAGGCACCCTTCATCAATTCAACGAGGGTAAATGGGCGGAAGTCTGGATGCTGAAGAAGGTATATAAGGCTCGGCTTGATTGGCTTATCGGCGTCTGGATTCGCGGCCTCTACCTGTACAGTTGGGTTCTGGTAGTAGACGCTTGTAATGACGGACAGCAGGGCGGGCGAGAAGTTGTCAACGATTGCAAGCTGTGTAGTGTTGCCCTCAAACTGCATGGCCTCGAAGTATCGCACAAGCTCGGCATAGCCCACGCGGTCAATGAATTCCCGCTTCTGGCGTTGCAAGCTAGACTTGATTTCACCCTTCCAATACGTCAACTCATCCTTCGACATCTCAATCGGCTGTACGGGAATTGGCAGATTCTTTGTCATCGTCTATGAATGTTTCCGGTGTACTGGTGTGTCGGGTTTAAGGATGCCTGATTCTCGGCAATAAGCCTATCGACAATCGACTCCTTCTTAAACTGGGCGGACAAGTCTATCTCTGGCTCCGCTGTCTCATTGTACCCCTGCACCGCAAGGGCAAGCGATATGACGTCATCATCCTTCTTGCCCTCGCTGGCATTGGTCGCCCCATCCTCCTCGATGATGTAGGTCATCAGCTCATCGATGGTTTGGTGGTCTTTGACGGCAAGGCCGGAGCGGAGGGCTTTGTCGAGGGCGGAGATGAGGAGAGGCTTAGTCCTAGCGGAGGTCTGCCAGCCTATCTTCTCTGTCCACACATCGGCCACCTTGTCATACACCTTGCGGTAGTAGACGCGGGGATAGATTTCCTTCAAGTAGTTGAGTGTTACGAGGCCATGATTGTTGGACTCCACAACGGCCAATGCTTCGTTGTATCTCTCGGCCCAGAGCTTTATATAGGTAGCGAGAACATCGGGGGCCATCTTGCCAGAGTACTTCGCGGCGAGTGAAAACGTGCGGGCGTTTAGAATGCTGACGCTTGAGTTATCGCCGTTCTCTAGACCCTCGCTTGTGTCTACGCCGAGGACATATTTGCTATAGGGTTCGGGGGCTTCGTAGATAGCCAGCTTGTCCTCCATCGCTATGGGATTGCTCGCCGCCGAGCGAAGCTGTCGAAGGATATTGATGTCGAAGCGAGGGCGACCGGAGAAGATGAAGGCCTCCTCATACGTCAACGGATACTCTTGCTTGAAAAGGTTGATGTCGCCTCCGCACTTGTGCAGAATGGCGTAGCGTCTCCATGACAGTTGCTCGTTTGTGATGTCGATGCCGTGCTTTTCCTTCGCCGTGCGGATGACCTCTCGCTCCTCGGCGTCAAGCGTCATGCTGGGCGGTGAGGTTAGCTTGTACTCTGGGTTCATCGCCCAGGGGATGAAGATGAAGTCAAAGCCATCCTCGCCACGCACCGAGCGAAGCACGTCATCGTAGTAGTAATTCATGCCGTTAGCTGTAGTCTCGTCAAATATCATTGTACCTGGAAGGTCTGGCACGGTGTTGGCTATGCCCAAGTTCACCTCTTTGGGAAAGTGGAAGTAGGCTGACTCCGACTTGTGTACCATCTGGTATGTATGCGAACGACCAGCGGACTTGTTGCGCGAGGTGTCAATGTCAATGCGGGACTTGAGGCCATCAAACTCCAATGCAATCTCGTTTGACTTGCGGAGGTTCGGCTTAAACATCGGGTCTAGCGTCTCGTGATAGAGTTTGTTCATCTCGAAGAGCCCCTTGCTTCCGTCCTCATCGTGTGCGATGACGAGCGAATGGAAACCTTCGCGGCGTGACGTGAAAGCGTAGATGATGGCCTCAAAGAGTGTAGAGAATCCGAGCTGTCGAGCTTTGAGTAAGCGAATCCGCACGGGCTTTTTCTCATTGATGCGTTGCTCGATTTTCTCAATGACAATTTTTTGTGCGAAGTTCGGAATGAAACTTTCAATCTGCCCCGACTTCGTTCTGATTTTCAACTTGCCGGACTTCACTAGCTCCAGCGGCTCTCTGCGATAAAGTTCCTTCTCTGCCAATGTCGATAATGCGTTTAATGTCTCGGGTGTCAAGTTCGCTAAGTTGATGCTGGACACTTAAAGCGTAAACCTGAATCGGTGCATTGTCTGCGGAAGGGATGATTTTAAGAGCGAAACGTGATGCGATTTCAGCACGGAATTGAAGAGGTAATTCTTCATCTTGCAAAGCACGTTTGATAACGGCGACAGATAAATCAATGATGGCTTTCGTCCGAATTTCATCAGCATAACCTTTTCTGCCAGCCATTAATAAATTTTAAATCCTTATTATCAAAAGCGTTGCGGAAAAGCCCATTGAGTAAATTCTACGCCAACAAGGTTGGGGTTTGTCCAATAGTATTTAAATAAAGTTCTTTATGCGGAATTGTCATATTATACGGCATATTATACCCTTACTACCATAGCCTCGTATAATTTAAGGGGCCTTAAATCGCCTCTAATAATCTAGTTTTTAGAGTAGTACCCATAAACACAGCGCGTTCCGTCTCTTTGCGGGTCGTGGGTATCGTGAATCACTCCATCGATAACCGCTGTGTAGTGCTTCGAGACGTTGACGAGTAAGCGGCCTTGCGGCAATTCCTCTGCCCTCAAATGCACCTTGCAACCTTGCCCGATCAACATCGTAGGCGTCCACTTGTAACCGAGCGACAGCATGACGCGCTTAACATTGTCCTTATATACGCCAGTCCTCGCGTTTGATATGCCGCGCTTCTTCTTCCCGCGCTTCTCTGATTGGGCGGCTTCATTGATAAGATCGTACGCCTTCTGATACCCAATCCCGGTAACGATGGCTATAGACCTTGCGGCACAATCCCCGGTAAGACCTTTGTACCCCGCTTCGGCCCTGCCTCCGTCATTGAATTGATACTGCATGGTCGCGTTCCTCCTTTATCCTAAGAGCGTGGTTATTTAGAAGAAAATCCATACTGAATACCGGGATTAAGAACGCTAAAAGGCATCGTGAGACATTTGGCATCGAAACCATCATAGCAATCGGCACACCAAAAAGAAGCATCATCATCTTGAATTTTAACGACATGCCCGTAATGCTTGAAAGGCGATGCCACTTCAAAGCGCGCTCCGTGAATCCTAACAACCATAGTCTGCTTCATCTTCATCCCCTCCCGGTTAGGCTTTCGCCGTGATGCTGTCGATATACTCGGCTTCACAAACATAGCAGTATTCATTAAGCGGGCTTTTGTTGTTGCCACAATTCCTACATTCAAACTTAGCTTCGATCAGTCCGTCCATTTGCTCCCCCTTCGGTTAACTTGCCTTGTCTTCATCCATCTGATACCAATGATACCATTAATACCACAGATTGCCAAGGATTTATTTCAACTATTTTTTAGAGGTCAAAAATTCCGCTAGAGAACGCGAAGACGGACGGGGAGCGCGAGGACGCCGAGCAGACCATCCATGAGGACCCGCTATCCGTTCAGGTCCGCAGTGGATGGTATGCGCCCGGCGAGACACCGGAGGCCGAGGAATTCGAAATCCTGCTATGCACCGGCGGGCCGGCGGTTCGAATCGTGGGCGATTTGGACGAGTACAAAAACCCCGGAAGGCCCCGGCTAGAATATCAAGATTGGGGAACGCCGTGGACGTTCTTCTTCATCGAAAGCGAGGCCGAGCGCGAAGCATTGCTGACGTATTGCGAGAAGTTTTATTTCGGCGAATAACCAACCACGACAACCAAAGGGAGG